CCGCGCAGAACGCGCTGATCAACATCGTGACCATTCCCCTGGGCCTGTCCGTAGGCTTCAAGGCAGTGGGCGAGAGCTTCCTGACCCTCAAGACTGGCGGCATCATCATCCTGGGCCTGACCGCGTTCCTGCTGTCCACAGCGGGCGGTCTGATTCTGGGCAACGTGATGTATATTGTCACCAAGGGCAAGGTCAACCCCCTCATCGGCTCCGCCGGCGTGTCCGCCGTGCCCATGGCCGCCCGCGTGTCCCAGAACGTGGGCCAGAAGGAGAACCCCTCCAACTTCCTGCTCATGCACGCCATGGGTCCCAACGTGGCCGGCGTGATTGGCTCCGCTTGTGCGGCGGGCTTCATGATAAAGGTATTTGGCGGCTAAAACGTTGCAAAAAAACCAGGAGCAGTAATGCTCCTGGTTTTTTCATGCGCAAAAGAGGACTGGCTCACATATCGTCCTCATCCAGCACCAGCGTTTCCAGGCCATCCCAGTCCAGATTCCGGCTTTCGATGTCCCGCCAGCTTTTGATGCGCTTTTCCAGCTCGATCCAGGTAATGTACCAGAAGTTGTAGGTAATCAGCAGATGTGCGGGTAAAATATCCTCAATGATCTCTTTGATCTCCTCAAATTCCTTTGGAATACCGGGCACATTCGGGAAGGAGACCACGACCTCATTGGGCACGCCGTTTTCCTCCACCAGGGCGTGAACGCCGCACCCGGCGATGGTGTCGTTGATGGCCTCCAGGGTAAAGCTGTCGCCGCCGATGCGCAGCAGAGCGGCCAAAGCGGCCCGCAGGCGTTTCGTGGTGGAGGCCACAGGCCTGCGCCGGAACAGGCTTGCAACCCGCTCAAGCCCCCAGTCCTCGGCGGTAGCCAGACACATTTCCTCCTCCAGCTCCGCCAGCAGACCGTCCACCTGGTCCAGCACCGCGCCCTGGGTCTGAATTTCCCCCATCTGAAAGGTCCCGCTCTTTTGATAGACCCCCAGAGGCTCCAGCAGCTCCCAGATATGGTTTGCGTAACTCATGCCAGCTCCTCCACTCTCAGGGTCCCCAGCACGGGCAGCTGTCCCTTCTGTACGCTCAAATCGGCGGAGGGCGCAGTGATTTTATAATTCTCCACCCCGGAGCATCCATATACCAGCGCGCCCAACTGCGCCAGCAGCACGGGCTGACCCAGCCGTTTCCCAGTAAACCACCCCCGCAGCGTCTCTTCCACTTGCTTCAGCACAGCCTGCCGCTGTCCGGCCTGGGCCTTGACCTTCACGGTCACATTCACCGTAAGGGAGGTGGGGGCGCGCACCAGCACGTCCACGGCGATCTCTCTCCGGCTCTGAAAATACTCCTGTAATTGAGCCAGCAGCGTCTGACTGGGCGCACCCTCCAAAGTCGCCGCAATCACATCCACAGTCCCCTTGCCTCTGGCTCTGGGAATCACAGCGGCGGCGGCCACCTCGTCGAAGGACAAAGCGCCCTGCTCGTAAAAAGCGGCGTTCGCCCCGTTCGGCAGGCGCTTGAACGTATCCAGCACCCGCACCCGTAACTCCTCATCGGTCTCCGTGTCGCCGCCCCCGGCGAAGGCGCTCGGGTTGGTGCAGCTCCGCACGCCCACGGGGGCCACAGCCATGGAAACGATTGCGTTCGCCAAAATATTCCCTGCGCTTCCCGGCTCCAGCGCCCGCACGGGCACGTCCACATAGCTCTGTCCTGCCCGAATAACGCCCGCCTGCGTCGTCTCAAACCGCACCATTCCCGCAGTCATACATACCGTACCTTTCCCCACAGTCCTGTCCAGTCCGGCGGTCTGCCCGGCAAAAAACCGTACCACCCCCTGGGCGTAGGCGGCTTCTTTCCGTTCCAGCCCCCGGAGCTGGGCGTGCCGTTCCAGATACTCCCCCTGGGCGGTCTGCGGGAAGCACTGCCGGGTCACCCACTCTCCCTGGACCAGCAGGCTGTACACCTGTGCGGCCACCGCATAGAGCCGGGCGGCCAGATCGCATCCTCCCTGCATCTCCAGCCCGGTCCGCTGGGAAAACGTCTCCAGCATTTCCTGAAAAATTTCGTCAATGGTTTTCAATCCAATCCCCCTATCCCACGGCGGCGTTCACAGTCAGGTGTTCTCCCTGCCACTCCAGAAACACCTTCAGATCCAGCCGCCCATCCTTCCGGTCTGTCAGCTCCACCTGTTCCACCCGCAGACCCGGCTCCTGCGCCAGCGCCTGGGTCACATACTGCATCGCCACGCCCCGCCGTTCCGACGGTTTTTCCCGGCCCAGGGTGTGCAGCAGGCTTCCCAGCTCTGGCAGGAAGGGCATTCCGCCCCGGCGGGCCACCAGCCGGAACAGCACGCGTTCCAGCAGCTCCTGGGCGCCCTCCAGCCGCAGGAAGCCCCCGGACCCATCGGGCACATAGTCGCCGTCCCGAATCAACAATTCCATTGCAAGCCTCCATCCATTAGTTCATGATCTCCTCGATCAGCTCCCGAATCAAATCCTCCAGCTTTTTTCCATTGATGGTCATTTCGCCGGTCACATCCAGCCCCCATCGGTTCAGCAATAACCTGGTCCCGTTCCCGGAAATCAGCACGTCGCCGACCTCCAATTCCTCTCCTGTCTCATCCTGGACCCGTCCCACCACACCGGGGGCCTCCTGCTCCGCCCCCATATGAAGCACAGCCACTTGTTCGTCCTTAGCGGGCTTCCAGAAGTACCCGCCGGGGGAATACACGGGCATCCACCGCCGTTCGCCCCCCAAATACACCCCAGCCGGGTCCCCCTCCAGGGTCACCCGCCCGCAGTCGGCGGAGGCCATATGCTGTTTTTCCTGCGCAGACCGCCGCGAGGTCCACATACCCATCACACTCCTACAGTAAAATATCCGGCGGAGCCAGCTCCAACCGGCTCCACGCGCCAGAACGATCCGTTCCCACCTTCACTTTTGCGGTCCGGTATAGTCCATTCCGCCGCCATCCGGTCCGGCTGATCCGGACCAAGTCACCGGGCTGGGCGAAGAAGGGGATCGGCACATCCACCTCCAGCCGCAGCAGCTCTGCGCTGGAGCGCTCCACCTGGAACTGCCCATTGTAGCGCATAGCCTTAAAATTGCTTTTCCCCGGCATAGTCATCACCCGGCGGCACATCCCATCTTGGAGCCGCTGGTTGCCCACCTGCTGCACAATCTCCTGATAGCGGTCCCGCACGAGCATCTGAGACAGCACGCCGTACCGCCGGTCCCGGCACAGGAGCCTTGTCACCGGGGTGCCGTCTCCAATCAAAAGGGACTTCTCATTGTCCCAGGGCGCAAGAATCAGCCGTCCGTTCTGGTCAAACCGCGGGGCGATGCCGCCGTAGTACCGGCAAAACTCCTCCAGCACAGCCCACTCGCTGCTCCCGGTCGCCACAGAAAACTTTTCCACGGGCGGAAGCTCCGCCGCCCGTCCGACCGAAATACCGTAGGGCATCACATGGTCCCGCAGAATATCAGCCAGAGTTGCGGTTTCATAGTCCTGCCCCAAGGCCTCATTGTCCAGCAATAGCGCGGCCATCCCTCTTCCGGACAGCTCCAATAAAGCCCCCTCCTGACTCAAGGAGGCCTCGCACTCATCCACCACGCCCTCAAATAGAACGCCATTGTCATCCGTTGCCCGGAACCGGACCCAGCCGCCCGGCTCCGGGGCATTGTCCAGGTCCCAGGGACAGCGCATCCAAAAGCTGTCGCAGGGGGACCCGGTGGTGTATTCCAGCTCCCAGGCCAGGGGGGCGGGCAGCTGCCAGCCCTCCCCGGACCGGGTATAAACAAAGGCAGTCAACGGATTCTCACCTCGTCTCCCACCTGGATTTGGTTCGGGTTTTTGAGGTCGGGATTCAGCCCGATCAAAGTCTGCAAGGACAGTGCATATTTATTCGCAATCCCCCAAAGGGTGTCCCCCTTCAGGACCTTGTAAAATTGGGGGCTTACCCCGGTCCCGGCGGCGGAGGCGGCGGGCTGTCCCTGCAAAGGCCGGGCCTCGTCGCTGTAGTAGCTCATATCCTCCCAAAAGGCGAAGGAGTAGCGCACATACCAGGGTCTTGGCTCCTGCTCCAGCCGCAGCTCCACAAAGTAGGCGCTGGCGGTCTGCCACAGGGGGTGAATCAAAATCCCCGGTCCTTTCTCATAAAACACGTTAGCCAGCTCTCCGAACTGGGCGTAAGCGTCCTCTCCGCAGAACTCCCCTTCTCCCCGCATCACCCGGCGGGTCCGGCCCAGGTCCTGCAAGAAGTAGTACCCAAAGGGGATTTTATTCACCGCCATGTTCCGTTCATAGTCGATGGAATAGACTCTGGGGTTGTGGGGCCAGCTGTAGCCCTTGTAGCGCATAGGCGCCAGAAGCATAAAAAATCCCTCCTCAGAATAGCGTAAATCCGCCGTCATAGCGGCGGGCGTCCCGCCGGAAGGCCCGGTCCACAAGCTGTGCGGTGTCCTGGGCCTGGGTCTGGGACTCCCTCTGCCAGCGTCCCGGTTCCCAGCGGGACACCGCCGCCGGGGCCTGCCCGGCAGGGAACAGCGCGTCCCGCCTCCGGCTGTTTTCCACAGCCAGCCTGCGTTTCCGACTCTGCGCCAGCAGCGGGAAACCTCCATTGGCAGCCCCTCCGCGCTGTTCCGAACGCTCCTCATGTTTGTCTGTCCTGGTCAGGAGCAGGCTGTCCAAGCTCCCGCCCCATGTTAGCTCCGGCCCAGGTTCCTGGTCCTGGACCGGAGCAGGCGGGGAGGCCGCGGCCTGCCCCTGACCATCCTGAATCAATCGCTCCAAATGATCGACCTGAAACCGATCGTCTATGTAAACGCGCCTGGGCCGGTCCATGCCGGAAGCGGGCCGCACTCCCGCCTCCGGCACAGCCAGCGCCTCATCCAGCGCGGAATTTTTCTCACCGGGCGAAGCCTGTTTCCGCTCCGGCCAGCCGGATTCCTCGTCCTCCCAACCGGCCATCATCGCCAAAATTTTCTCCAGATAGTCAATCAAGTTGCTCCGCCCTCCTGTTTTAACCGTTCAAACCGTGCCCAATCAAAATTCGGGTTACTCTCCTTCACCGGAGTCCCCACCGGGGCCCCACAGCCGGGGCACCGGGCCTCTTCGGCGCGGGCCCGGCAGGCGGGGCACAGCCTGTCCAATTCCTCCTCGTCGTCCAGAAGCTGCTGGGCCAGGCACCACACATAATCCCGGTCCAGCATGTCCTTGACCCGCCGCTCGGTCGGCAGCGCCCGGAACTGCTTCAGCACCCGCCAGCGCAGCCGTTCCTGGGCGTGCCCGGCTAGTTTTTTTTTACTTCCTCCAGTTCCTCCTCCAGCATACTGGGGGAGGGATTGACCGTCCGGTTAAACTCCCACCACTGGCCGCTCAGGGCGGCGATCTCGCCCACGGTCAGCCGGGCCAGTACATCCCCGCCGTTCTCAAACACCGGCGCACCGTCCCGCTCCAGGGCTTTTGCCAGCAGGCAGGCGTTGGCGCACAGCGCCTGTTCCTTGTCCTCCTGGGCCAGCCCGGCGGCTTCCCGGCGGGCCTGCAGCACCTCCAGCGCAGACAGGAGCCGCAGAGATTGACCATGCTCCAGCTCCAATCGTTCTGCCTGGGCTAACATACATGTCTCCAAGCGTTACACCTCCGTTTCCAGCCGTTTCGTAGCCACGATGCCGACCTTTTCCAGCACCATATCGCCTAAGGTGCCTGTCTCACTGATGCTGCTCCACTGGCAGTCGGAATAGATCACTTTCCGGTCCGGCTTACAGATCACCAAAGAGAACCCGTTCAGACTGTAGAAGTCGATGCCGTCCCGGATGGCCTCGTCGGTGGCGTAGAGCCGGGTCAGCTCCAGGGTGTGGGTGGTCTGCCCCGGCACGGTAGCCACAGGCTCGGCCTCACCGAAGGCCTCTACAGTAGAGCTGGTCTTTGTGGCGCGGGCGGAGTAGCTCTGAACCACGGCCACTTTCACGCCATCCACTTCCAGATAGATGTCGCTGCTGGTGGGAAAACCTGCAATCGCCATAAAAAATCCCCCCTTTAAATGGTAATGTGGGCGGTCAGCCAGATCTGGTTCAGCCCGTGGGCCACGGTAA